TCAACCAGCACAGGATGTTCTTGATAAATCAAGATTTTTAGTTAAAGGGGCACGACTTCCAGCATCTAATATCGCACAAATTGAAGTTCCTTTCCGTGGAAGGGTTCTTAAAATCGCAGGTGATAGAACATTCGATTCATGGACAGTCACAGTTATCAACGATACAGACTTTGCAATAAGGTCAGCGTTTGAGAACTGGATGAATACAATCAACAAACTAAGTGATAATACTGGTTTAGTGAATCCAGCAGATTATCAAGCAGATGCATTTGTATTCCAACTTGACCGTGATGGACAGAGTATCAGAAAATATCGTTTCTATGATACATTCCCAACACAGGTTGGTCCTATCGAACTTTCATACGACGCTCAAGGTATTCAGGAATTCACTGTTGAACTTCAAGTTCAGTATATTGAAATCTTAAAAGGAGATAGTCCAGTTTCTGGCGGTGTGAACATCAGCTAAATAGAACATAATAACAGTTCAATCAAAATAATATAATGGCAAAACTTTTCGGTTTTTCAATTGAGGATACAGAAAATCAATCCGCTTCAATCATCAGCCCCGTTCCCAAGAATAATGAGGATGGGGTTGATACTTATGTTTCAAGTGGATTTTATGGTCAATACGTAGATATTGAAGGTGCATATCGTAACGAACACGAATTAATTAAGAGATATCGAGAGATGGCATTACATCCCGAAGTGGATAATGCAATCGAAGATGTTGTTAATGAAGCAATCGTCACAGATTTATATGACTCACCTGTTGAGGTTGAGTTGTCAAATCTTAATGCCAGTGAAGGTATTAAGAAAAAAATTAGAGAAGAGTTTAGATATTTAAAAGAGATAATGGACTTTGATAAAAAGTCCCATGAAATTTTTCGTAACTGGTATATAGATGGAAGATTATATTATCTTAAAGTAATTGATTTAAAAAATCCACAAGAAGGAATACAGGATCTGAGATATATTGATCCGATGAAATTAAAATATGTACGTCAAGAAAAGAAAACACAAAATGATGTTAATTCAAGATTAAGACCAGAGAATCAATCTGTTCCAAATCCTAAATTTGATGAATATTATCTTTATACTACAAAACCTAATTTCCCAACAGGAATGATATCTCAGGCAGGTAAAAATTCTGTCAAAATTTCAAAAGATTCAATTACATATTGCACATCAGGATTAGTAGATCGTAATCGTAATCGTGTTCTTTCTTATCTACAAAAAGCAATCAAGGCACTGAATCAATTAAGAATGATTGAAGATAGTCTTGTAATTTACCGTTTATCAAGAGCACCTGAAAGAAGAATATTTTATATTGATGTAGGTAATTTGCCAAAAGTGAAGGCAGAGCAATATCTTAAAGAGGTAATGAATCGTTATCGAAATAAGTTAGTTTATAATGCACAAACTGGTGAAATACGTGATGACCGTAAATTTATGTCGATGATGGAGGATTTTTGGTTGCCTCGTCGTGAAGGTGGTCGTGGAACTGAAATCACAACTTTACCTGGTGGACAGAATTTAGGTGAATTGCAAGATATTGAATATTTCCAAAGAAAATTATATCGTGCATTAGGTGTCCCAGAATCACGTATTGGTGGTGACACTGGTTTTAATTTAGGTCGCTCATCTGAGATATTGAGAGATGAGTTAAGATTTTCTAAATTTGTAGGACGTTTAAGAAAACGTTTTGCAAACATGTTTAATGATATGCTTAGAACACAGTTAATTCTAAAAAATATTGTTACTCCTGAAGATTGGGAGCAAATGGAAGATCATATTCAATTTGATTTCTTATATGATAATCAATTTGCAGAACTTAAAGAATCAGAAATGCTTCAAAACCGTCTCGGCAATTTAGCTCAGATCGAACCTTTTATCGGTAAGTATTACTCTACAGAATATGTACGCAAAAGAGTATTACAACAAACAGACTCTGAGATTGAAGAGATTGATATGCAAATTGAAGATGAAATCAAAAAAGGTATTCTTCCAAATCCAGCAGAAGTTGATCCAATTACTGGTGAACCATTACCGCAAGGAGACTCTTCAACAGAGACAAATGGGAATGTTCTTGGCAAATCTTTAGAGGATGAAGATGAAGATTCTGCAGCTGCACCAATAACAGACGCACAATATCAAAAGGATACAAAAATAGCAGAGTTATAATACGGTATAAATAAGTATATTGCAATAAATTAATCTTATGGAAGATCTTGTGGATTTGATCGCTACTGACGCTAGTGCTAGTGATATTTCTGATAAAATAAAGGAAAGACTATACACTAAATCAGCAGAATATATAGATGCAGCACGACAAACAGTTGGTGCTGATCTTTTTGGTAATGAGGTGCCTGAAGAAGCACCCGAAGCAGAATCTGAACTTGAAGTTAAGGATGAACCTGATTCAAATGAGGAAACAGAATAATGTTGTCTATCAAACCATTAAGTCTCGAACTAGCAGTAGGTGAAGCAACTATTACAAATGCAAGACTTGTTAGACTTGTGAATACTGGTGCTACTCAAGAAGTAACGGTTGCTGGTGAAACACCATCATCATTTACTATGATTGCTAACACCTCTATTATTATTGAAAAAGATTATGGGGCAGCAATAGGTGCTAGTGCCTCTGTCAAAGGAACTGTAATTGCGTTTACAAATTAAAAACCATGAAACTGATCACAGAAGAAATTTCCCAAGTTAAATTTATCACTGAAAAAGCTGGTAAAGGTAAAAGACTCTGCATCGAAGGTGTATTCCTTCAAGGTGGAATCAAAAACCGAAATGGAAGAATGTATCCTGTTGATATTCTTGAAAGAGAAGTCAATAGATACAATAATACTTTTGTGAAACAGGGTAGAGCACTTGGTGAACTCGGACATCCCGAAGGACCAACTGTAAATCTTGATCGTGTATCCCATAAAATTACTTCACTCGTAAGAGAAGGAAATAATTTTAGAGGAAAGGCAACTTTGCTTTCAACTCCGATGGGTAAGATTGCTTCATCACTTATAGATGAGGGAGTTAAACTTGGAGTATCCTCTCGTGGTGTTGGATCACTCAAAGAAAGTAGTAATGGATGTAAAATGGTTGGAGAAGATTTCCAACTTGCAACTGCAGCAGATATAGTTGCAGACCCTTCAGCTCCAGACGCTTTTGTGAATGGAATCATGGAAGGAAAAGAGTGGATTTGGGAGGGAGGTTCACTTCGTGAGCAACTCGCAGAGAAAACTCAAAAGACAATTAATACACTTGTCGATCAAAATAGACTAGAGGAAAAGAAGTTAAGTCTATTCCAAGATTTTCTAAATAACCTCTAATAATTAAAAATCTATAAATAGGTATAGATTCTTACGAATTCAATCAAAAACTCGGTAACAATTTACACGAAATGGAAAACATCGAAGAAAACCAGGTCACAGCAGGAGCAGCAAAAGCTGATCCTATGATACCATCAGGTGCTCAAGTTGAGGATCTAGGGGGACCTACACCAGAAAACTATCGTCCTGATGACGACTCTGCAAAACTTAAAGATCCAGCAGCGACTCTTAAACAAGTAAAAGACATCGTAAATGCAAAGGCTAAGTCAGAGGAGGCAGAACCTGAAGGCGATGTAATCGAAGAAGAAGAAACTACTGAAGCAACTGCTGAAGAAGAAGTTGTAGCAGAAGAAGAAACTTCTGAAAAAGAGGAGGTTGTTGCCGAAGAGGAAACAACAGAAGAAGAAACCATCGAAGAAGAAGAAAAATACGATGTCGAAGCAGATGTCGCAGCACTTCTTGAAGGTGAAGAACTATCTGAAGACTTCCAGAAAAAAGCAACTACTATCTTTGAAGCTGCAATTAAGTCTAAAGTTGCATCAATCAAAGAAGAATTGCAAGAGTCCTATGCTCAAGCACTAGTTGAAGAACTAGATGAAATTAAGAAAGGACTTACAGAAAGAGTTGACTCATACTTAGAGTATGTCTGTGATGAATGGTTCCAAGAGAACGCATTACAGATTGAGTCAGGACTCAAAACAGAAATGACCGAATCCTTCCTAGAAGGAATGAAGAGTCTTTTTGAAGAACATTATGTAACTATTCCTGAAGACAAATATGATGTACTTAATAGTATGGTAGACAAGCTTGATGAAATGGAGAATAAACTCAATGAGCAGATTGATCGCAATGTGGCTCTAAATCGTAGATTAGCAGAATCCAGTGCAGATGGCGTTTTCGCTGCTGTATCTGAAGGTCTTGCAGACACTCAGAAGGAAAAACTTGCTACTCTTGCCGAGAATGTTGAGTTTGAAAGTGACGCAGACTATCGTGAGAAACTAGAAACACTTAAGGAATCTTATTTCCCAAGTAAAACTAGTGCTCCAAAGAACACCTCTGAGAATTTATCAGAAGAGGTTTCA